AGGAAGTCGCGAGGGGCCTGGACTACGCTCGAGCCACTCAATTCGAGCAGCTGGCCTACAACGTGATTGCGCTGCCTGAGCGGCAGTGGTCCACGCTGGCGGTAGCGGCTTGAGTGTCGGTTCTGACACACGTCTGGCACTGGGCCCTGGTGATGCTTTTCCTGGTCCTGGGACTGTTCGTCCTGGTCCTGATTCTGGGCTCGCTGCTGGTGGACTGGCTCAACGATAGATAGATAAAAATCCTCCGATTGTGGCCCCCGCCCTGGGGGCCTTTTTTTTGCCTGGACCCCGGTCCCTGGAAGGTTCCTGGCCTGGGCTCGAGTCGCCCTGGACGCCATGCTCGAGGCCCTGTATGGCCCGTGACGGGCCGTTTAGGTAACCCGGTACCCTACCCTACCTTGTACCCTTTGCGGGCCGTGGCGGCGATTCTGCGCGGTCGTATGGTAACCCAGTAAAGCAGTAGGTATCTGTGGATAAGTCGAGATATTTTTTTTATCCACAGGCATATTAGAATTTGCTTATATACGAATATTAGGGCGCTCTAATATTGTGAAATACTTATTCTGTGGATAACTTTTTTTGGATCAAAACCTGTGGATAACTTTGTTGCAGAAAAACAACACTACTTTTTGTGCTGTTGTTTTTTTACAACACCCCGCCGCCCATATAGGGTGACTCCGATAGCCATGGCAAAAAAGGCTGTGTCACGACTCGTTTCGGAAAAAAACCCTGCGTCACGAGAGAGTTAAGGACTAGAGTCAACGGGATCGAAATCCGACCAATCGCGATTTCTCTTTCTCGAGTAGTCTTTTGCGGTTTTGTGTACCCCTCCGCGATGCTTGTTGTCCTTAGCTACTAAATTTCGTGCTCTCTTCTTTGCCCTTCGCAGCTTCTTTTCTTGAAATTCTTCCATAGTTGTCTTTTTGACCCCCTCTGTGAAGGGGCCCGCTAACCTATGCAGCCTTGGTACTCAGACTCAGTATTCCAGCGTAGCGTTATGACAGCCTCTGGGCCCTACGGATGCCCTTCCCTTCACATTAACCTGGATTTGTCCTCGGGGTCATGCAGTCGAGTCGAGTAGCACCTTTACAACCTGATCCATCCAGCGCCGAGGATGATATTGACTGTCAGGAAACAGTCCCTCTTACTATGTAACAATCGGGGCGTAAGTCCTTGATTTATATAAGGAACTGCGCCACTAAATTTTTAGGCCTAAAACTGACCTATATAAGCATTCTCTTATGCTATACTCAGAGGGAGTTCCTAGTATACAAAAGAAGAGGGCAATATGCAAAAAAGAAAAACAACTCGGGCATGGCGGATACTCCAGAAGGTACAAACTATAGAGAGAGAGGCCACCACTTCATTTCTAAAGACAGGCTCAGTTCCTAAAGAAAAGCTGCTCAACAGGTGCCTCAAGTACATTGAGGAGATTCAGAATCTACCACATCGGACTGCTCGTTCTAAAGAAAGGGTGCTAAAACAGGCGTGGAACATCTACCTTAAACTAACGGAACTCGAGGGGCCGGAAAGGCTTGACTACAACGCCACACGTACTGTATCCTTGGAAACCCTAAGTGAAGAGCAGATCGTTGAAACACGCTTACCCAACATACGCACCGGAGGACTCGGCTACGCTCAGCGTCGTCTGGGGGCCTCTTTTGGCATTGGGAGCACTACTACGAAGCAGCCTTGGGGAAACCAGTATTGGCAGCCTGAACGGGCCAAGAAGGCTCGTCCTATGAAGAGTTCGGACTTCTGGTTCGGACGCAAAGACGAATAAACCGTCCTTATGAGGGATACTAGCAATGACTATTTTTAAGGAAGAAACCAGGGGTAACTTTAAGCCCCACACCGTAGAAGAGATGGAGCGTTCCCTTGAGAACATCAAGAGCGAATGCGAAGACATCATTGACGAGGTCAGCGCCGCGCAAGCCGGTAATTTCACGGCTATGGAGGATGTCGAGTCCTTTGTGAAGGCCAGTTACAGCTACATGGGGACTCAGATTGAACGACTGGAGAACGCCATGTCCCAGCTGTCGGACCAGAAAGGCGACAACTGATGGAGGGACTCACCCCTGAAATCCTCGCTCCCTACCTTAAAATAGAGGAAGAGAGGTCCATAAAACCAGCTAATGAATTTACCAAGGAAGTCCTCGACCACTACCTAGTGGGCGATCTTGTCACTGGCGTCACTCTCCCGTGGGGAGACCCCAAGAAGTTCAGATTACGCGAGGGAGAATGCACAATCGTCGGAGGCATAAATTCATCCGGAAAATCCCTCGTATGCGGCCAAATACTTCTAAATGCTATGGAACAAGGGGAAAGGTGTCTCAGTTGCTCGCTCGAGATGAGCCCAAAATCACAACTAGCCAGGATGTGGAGACAAGCCTCCTTGATGGTTGAACCTACCATCGACTTCGGTCTTGGGTTTAACTCTTGGGCTAGAGACAAGCTGTACTTTTTCGACAAGCAGGGCAGCGTTGATCTTAACACCCTCATGGCAGTCATACGCTACAGCATAGACCATTATGGCACCCGTATGATACTGGTGGATTCTCTTATGACGATTGGCGGAATCGCTAATGATGACTATACCGCCCAGAAAAACGTGGTTTGCCGCTTGGCAGATGCTTGCAGGGAAATGGACTGCCACATCATCCTGGTGTGCCATGCTCGAAAGAGTTTGAGCATTAGGGATAGGATAGACCGCTTTTCGATCAGAGGCGCAGGCGAGTTGACGGACCGGGTAGATAATGTTATTCTCCTCGGTAGGTATTACAGTGAAAATCCGGAAGACGCAGACGCATACCTCGCTATCTCTAAAGCAAGGCACTGGGACATGGCAGAGTGTGAGTTCGATCTACACATGGACCTAGAATCCTTGAATCTCCTTTCCGAGGGCCAATCCCCCCGAAAAATAGAGATGGACGACGAGGAACTAGACTCGTGAAAAGGCGTGGGCAGTCAGTAACCCTGACTAACAAGAAGACTGGGGAAGAGCGGAAGGTCGTGGTTGTTTTGGCGGACAGCAAAATGGGTTACCTCGCCGCTGATCCAAACAATGTTTCCCCTTTGGTCCTACGCCTCATGGACGACAGGGAGTGGGGTTGGTACCATCCTGACGAGTGGGCTGAATTATGAGGGGCGGAATATCTGAAGAAAGCTACCTAGTCTTTATGGAGCAAGGACAGAGCGCCCCATGTAATAGGTGTGAACACGAGAACTTCTGCCGTTCGGGCTATACTTGCCAAATGTACAGGAAGTGGGAGATGACGAGATCGGCCCTGTGGAAAAAGGACCCTAAACAGTACAGCCAAGTGCCTGATAAGGCCCTCCCAGCCGAATAACCCGACATATAGAAGAATGGACGCTACCTGGAAAGCCTTTGAAAGGCGCGTTGCCAAGCGCACTGGGGGGGAGCGAATCCCTGTCGCAGACAGACGCTCTCACCTTGACGTTCTCCATCCCTATCTAGGGATAGAGTGCAAGTACCGGCAGAAGGTTTCAAAGTTCCTCAAGGACGCTCTTGCTCAAGCAGAAGCAGGGTCCGAGGAAGAGAGCCTGATACCCACAGTGGTGCTAGGGGAAAAGCACAGCAGTAAGATGTATGCTTTTGTAAACCTGGATAGCCTGATAAAGCTGTTGGATATTATGCACGTTTTGCTAAACGAAGACCCCATGATTGTAGTAGGGGAAGGAGGAAGTGACTATGAGTAGACTAACCAGGATAGACAACCCCATTTCCCTGTTTGAGGAAATCCTACAACCTTTCAAGGGAGGATACGGTATGACCCCCCGGACTTGGGAAGTTGGGACTAGAGAAAAGCCCACTATTGTGGTTCGCAGGGAGTTGGTAGAGAAGAAGTACAAGGCATGGCAAGATGCTGATGGGTCTTACCATGAAGAGTTGGTCACCGACGAGAAGGATGTCAAAAACTACGGCGGAACTGACCCCAAATGAGTGTTTACGAGGACTACATAGCCGTGTCCAGGTACGCCCGTTTCCTTCCCGAGGAAGGGCGCAGGGAAACATGGTCTGAGACTGTGGATAGATACATCTCTTTCTTTGAGGAAAGGACAGGGCAAGACCTAAAGATGGCTAGGCAGGCCATGCGTCTAAAGGAAGTCCTCCCGTCAATGAGGGCGGTTATGACCAGCGGCAAGGCTCTGGAAAGGGACCATGTTGCTGGCTATAACTGCGCTTACGTTGCTGTGGACCACATAAGGGTCTTTGACGAGGCTCTGTATATCATGCTGTGCGGGACAGGGCTCGGGTTCTCAGTCGAGCGTCAGCACATAGCCAAGCTGCCCGAGGTGGCTGAAAGTTTCTACAATACAGACACCACCATTGTGGTGCCGGACTCCAAACTCGGGTGGGCCAAGGCGTTAAGAGAATTGGTCCACCTGCTCTACGGTGGGCAGGTGCCCAAGATAGACACTTCTAATGTGAGGCCCGCAGGCGCTCCCCTCAAGACATTCGGCGGAAGGGCGTCCGGTAGTGAGCCGTTAGAAAGGATGTTTCGCCACTTTATCCGCATATTTCAGGGCGCTATGGGCCGTAAACTGACCTCTATAGAGATACACGACCTTATCTGCCATGAAGGAGAGGCGGTTCTCGTAGGCGGTGTGCGTAGAACTGCGCTCATAAGCCTCTCGAATCACTCTGATGAACGGATGCGTAAGGCCAAGAGCGGGCAGTGGTACATTGAGAACCCCCAACGAGCCCTGGCTAACAACTCCATCTGCTACACTGATAGGCCCGACGTAGGGGCCTACATGAGAGAGTGGCAATCCATCCATGAAAGTCATTCGGGGGAGCGGGGTATCTTCAACAGGCAGGCGTGTACCAACATGACTCCTGATCGAAGGGATTCTGAGCATGACTTTGGCACCAACCCTTGCAGCGAGATAGTCTTAAGGTCGGCCCAGTTCTGTAATCTCTCAGAGGTGGTGTGTCGCCCTGAAGATACCCTGAAAACCATAGCGGCTAAGGTCCGTATAGCCACTATCCTGGGCACTGTGCAGTCTACCCTAACAGACTTCC